AAAGCTTTTTATCTGCGATCAGCTTCTCAATCACGCCCTTCAGTTTCCTCGGTGACATTGACTTCACCGTGATGTCTGCCGCGCTTGCGGTCAGATGTTGGCTCTCTGGCTTCCCGCCGATGCGTGTGTTGTAAGCACGATGTCGGTATGCACTATTTATGCTGATCGGCTGCTTGATATGATCGCGCAGGATCTGCAAGTTCTTGGCAAGCTTCTCAACGTTGTCAAGGTATATAGGCGGCACTTGCGTGCCATCGTTGCAGGAAAATTCGTGTAGGTCGAAGTTCTTTGTTAGTGTCATAGTTCTGATATTAACCCCATCATGTAAAGTTGTTTGACGCTGGAGACCACGTAAGCCCCAAAGCCATTCATTTTCAGCTGCTGGATGCGGTGAAGCTGCAGCTTCGATGCTTTGCCCGTCTCACTTTTCACCTCTACAAACATTGTCATTCCACCGCGCAGGCACATAAGATCAGGCATGCCGTTTAGGTTGGTTTGAATGAGCTTGACGCATGTCCATCCTGCACCCTCAAGAGCCTTCATTACCATGCGCTGAATGGCTGCTTCAGAGAGCTGTGTGCTTGCGCTCATAATAGTCCTCCGCTGATTCGTAAAGTGCTTCATAATCCATCAACCCCAAACCGGCATGCACATAGGCCGCAATTACATCATCCCGATGCGCATCGAGCAGCTTCTCGGCTTTGTGCCTTATGGCATCGAACTCCGGAGGCAGTTCATCGATGAACTTCTTTATCTCATTCTTTGAACGGTTCATGGCTGCTGGTTTTTGTATTCAAGAGATATAATCAAATCAATGTAGTGCTTGGCCTTGAGCAAGTCCACCACGCCCCCCTTGGCCTTGTGCCTGCAAAGGTATTTGATGGCGCACCCTTCCAGATAAGGGATGTTGTTTGCATGGACAAACTCAACCGGCTGGATCTTCATGCTCTTGTAATGCTCGCCACCCTCCTGCCTTTGCAATGGGTCAGGTGTTATCATCCCATTGAATTTCTCCTCGATCGTGTTCATCGTTCGCTTTAGTGCTTGTAACATGTGTGTATTTTTTGTGTGTGTGTATAAAAGCCCCAGCGTGGAAACGCAGGGCTGTCTTCTCCTAATCCAAACCAAAAAACCCCTATGAAAAAGAGCGAGGTGAGGGACTCGAACCCACATTTGCACCACTGGTGCCTTCTGCCTTGGCCGTCATTGCGGCACTTGAACTAACCCCGCTGCCTCAAACCATCCGAGGTAATTACTTTTTTATCTGCTTTTTAAGCTCGTTTAAATATGACCTTGTGTCAAAGTAGTATCGTATTAAAGCAATAACAGAGCAAGTGAGTGTAAAAAAAACAAAAGCCATCAAAATTTCAGTCACAGTGTCAGTTGTCATGGGTAGTGATTTGTTTCACTAAACGTGAAATTATCCACTTTATTTCACAAATACTGAAATCAAGATAGAAAATCTCGCTTGAAGTGGAACAAGGTGTAATCTTTCTTGTCTTGCACCCGCTCGTATATCTTCTGCTCAATGCCAGCTTCAGCCATGATCCAGTACACCATCGCCGGCTGTTCCCGATCTTTGCTCTGGAGCCTTGCCCGTGCCTGAAAGTAACTGACCGCAGAGAAGTCGATGTTGAGCATCACTATGCAATCAGCCGATGACAAGTTGACCCCCTCCCTGCCGCTTTGTATCTGGGAGATGTACACCCGGTCGGCTCCTGACTGATTGAACTCGTCAGAGTCCTTGGTGATGCGCTGACCAAAAGAAAGGTAAAGCATGTGCTCCTCTGCCTTGAACTTATAGAAGATGGCAATCTTCTGCCCTTTGAAGTTGTCACGAATGTATTCCGCTTTTGTGACATCGAAGACCTGCGCTTTCGTCTCTCCTTCGGTCATGTCATCTGCTTCATCTATAATGACCGTCCCTGAATACATCTGATGCGCTTTCTGCTGCAATTTAGCGGCAGTATCAGCGATGACCATACCTTGACTTGTCTTGAGCAGATTGTCCCGTAAAAGACGGCGTATTGCGTCATAAGTGGCATCCTTCATCTTCACCTCCATCCTGACCTCTTCAATCGACTGCACAAAGCCAGCCTCTTCTTGCGTGAACGAAATCATGAGGTGTTTCATGTCCGAATCAATGCGCCCCCGATCAGCATGCGAGTAGTCATTGAGCTCCCGGTTGTAGACATACTTTTTCTTCAGGGTGACATAGTCCTTCGCCCATGCGTAGAAGTTCCGGTGCTGCTTCCAGGGGGAGTGCTCGGAGATGTACATCTGCATGTACATTTGGCTGTGCGACTCCGGTGTAGGAGTTCCAGAGAGTAGGATCAGCAGCTTGGTGCCGACTATCTGCTTGAGTTGCTGCGTCCGGATGGATGGCTTCGGGAACGCTCCAAGGCAGTGCGCTTCATCGCAGATTACGAGATCATATCCTGCAATGTCATCAGGTGTGAGCTTGTGCAGTGCCTCATAATTTAGAAGGTCAAGCTCAAATGTGAACTTCCTTGACTCATAGTCCTTCTCAATGCTCGACATTGCCTTCTTCTTTGTCACAAAGAGCACGCTGGTCGCTCCTGCCTTCTCGGCAATGTTGAGCGAGGTCAATGTCTTGCCCGTCCGAACCTCCATCGCAAGGTATAGGATAGAATGAGAGAGGAGCACATCAGTGCCCCTCTCGATAATGTCAAGCTGATAGCCTCGTAACTGCATCATGTCCGACTTTGTTTGCGTGGTTGAGGATGGCAGTTAGTGCTTCTGCTTCTGTCTTGGTGTCGCATATATCCAATATCCAACGCCTCTTATAGTCATGACCTTCGTCATTAGTTCCCATGTATGACATGTGTACCATGTAACAACCTTGGTGCTCTCTATCGATAAAGATGAACTCTTCCGGCATCGTATCCAAATTATCCAGATCAGCGGTGATTTCCTTGATGATGTGGTGCGGAATCCAGATGTATTCCATCAGTGCCATGCAGAAGGCCATCATGTAGGTGCTGAAATCAAGGTGCACATTTTTGAACTTCATAATGCTGTGATGCCTCTCCCACATCTCTTCAGCGAGCCACATGGCGTTGACAATGTTCTCATCATTTTGCTTTACGTCAAGGCTGTCTCGCCATGCTTAGATTTGATCAAGTTGCTCTTGTGTCATTATGCTTATTTTTTGATTGTGATGAGTGCTGTTGCTACAAACCTGACTTATCTAACAATATCTCATCCTCCGGCATTTCAATAATTCTGAAAACTTCTTTATTTTTTTGAAACTCTTCAAGCTCCTTTTGTTCTGATTTCTCAATGAAGTCTTGGGCTTCCTCAAGGGTTAAATTAGTTTCAAATACTACTTTAAATTTTGAATTTTCTACTTGATACTTCATAAGTTTTGTTTTTTTGTTATTAATACTAAACTATGGTGGTCAGGAAAGGATTCAAACCTGCAAGTATGCTCGTCTTTTAATCAATGTGCACCAACAAAGCAAAGCCCCTGCGTATGTGTCATTATGCTTATTTTTTCATTGTGATGAGTGCTGTTGCTTCAATCCTGCCGTATGTGACCGTCTCGCCGATGCCAAGGTTCATGCCCTTGTCAAAGCATTCAACCGACTTCATGATTTCTGCCACCATCGCGGAAGAGTTGAAGATAAAATTGCTCTTATCAGATGACTGACGCAAAGCAAAGCCATCCTTGTGCCCGAACTGGACAAACCAATCACCTTGCTCCTGCTCTGATTGTAGGAACCTGACCCTTATGCCTTCCACGAGAGAGAAGTGCGCAGCAGCACCCTTGTTGAAATTTACCGTGCCGCTCTTGCGTGCAATCCGGATCATTGGCTTCGAGCTTCTTACTCCTGACTTGACATTTGTCGTGTCGTAGATCTTAAATTTCATTGTGTGTGTGTTACTTGTTTTTCATTTCTGATGTATCAAGCTTGTAGACCCATTTGTCCTCCACCCTCCGCTTCCGGAGCACGTAAGCTCGTGCCACGGCCCCTTCAAAGAATAGGCTGTTGAACAGATTTGTGATAAGCTCTTTCCGCGTAAAGACCAGTGTATTCGACCCGGTGTGCTTGGATAGCTTGAAGCCATTGACCTGCACCGGTGATATATACCACTCCATCGACCCGTCTATCTCTTTGCAGTAGAACTCCACCATATCCCCCACATTCAGCCCCATGAACTTGCGTGCGATGCCGTTGATGGCGATCTTGCCCGGCTTCAAGTAGAAGGTGATGAACGGCTGACCCTGGTACACGAACTTGGGACATGTTGCATTATTGAACGCCTGCATCGGTCTGCTTTTTATGCGTCAACGTATAAGATGCCCGCTTCGGCTTCGCGTCTTTGTTCTGAACCAGCCAAAGCTCTCTGACCTTGTTAAATAGGTCAAGCTCCTTGTCTGTGTTGCTCTGTGTGATAAGCTGCCACCCTTGCCCCTGAATGGCCCCTATCTTGCCTTCAGTGCGCGTCTTTGCGTTTAGATGGAGGATGCCAACAAAGTCCACCTCAAGCCCCGGTGCGAGCAGCTCACGGTATGCAGCCAGCTGCAGCCAGTACTGGTCATGGATGACATTGCTCGTCTTGATGTCAATCAGATAGGTCTTGCCGTTCATCTTAATGACGCGATCAAGCGTACCGGCATACCCAAGCTGTGCATTCACAAAGTTCTGTTCACTCATGATGATCTCCGGCTTGAACCGAGTCGAAAACTCAACATATCGCTCAAACATGCTCCATTCAAGCATCTTGTACTGAAGATTGCCGTCCATGTTTAGAAGGCTGACCTCTTCGCCATTGTCATACTGTTCAGTGAGCTGGTGCACGACTGACCCCCTCCTGCCGGCCTCGTCTCGGATGGCATCATCATCGCTGCCGACCTCCTTGAGCCACTTGAAGAAGTGCGCATCCTTTGGGTATGCTTCAAGGATGGTAGTGACGGATGGGACAAAGTTGCCGGCCTCATCGTAGTAGAATCGCGCATCCAGCATTGTCAGCTGACGCGCCTGCATGTCAATGATAAACTTGCTCATGTGTGTGTGTTGATTGGTTTAGTTAAAATGGAACATCCTCATCCTCCTGCGCATTTGCAATGTCACCACCGCCGAGCTTTGGCGTGATGTGTTCGCTGACATAAGCTTCAAGGAACTCCATCATGTCGCTGTCATCCCACTGCTCAACACCCTTGATCTTGATCTTCTTCAGACTTGGCATTTCCCCGGGTTTGTCCTTTGTCCAGAACCACCGCAGGGCCTTGTCATCCTGCACGAGAAAAAGCTTGCTTCGCTTCTTATCGCCGTCGATCTCTACCGCCGGCCGGATCCGGATGGGCTTGCGGAGGTCAGCGTTGGGGATAGACTTGAGGAAGGAATTGGCATTGCCTCCGCTGTACTGAAACTGAAGGATGTAGCTGTCAGCACCGTCCTGGATGTTGACACACCAGAACTTGCCGTAGTCGCTGTCCTTAACCTTGATGCCGGTGATCAGGCCTTCAACGTAGTCATAGTTCTCTTCATGCACGGTGTTGCCCATCTTGTTTGTGCGTGCCTTACTTTGTGCAGTTGGCTCCTTGAACCGGCGCACGATCTTGCCGTCACTGACGGACAAGTAAATTGCTGAATTGGAATTTCCGAGTGCCATGTGTTTTGTTTTATTGGCGTTAATTAATGGAGAATTGGTTGTAGATTATGCGATACTCAAGGCTTTCGGTCATGGTCTTGACAAAGTACTCGACCCGCTCCCTTCGCATGATGCCCGTCCAGCGATCATTGAAAGCAGCAATGACCTTTTGTCCGTCCTTGTAAGTTGCGAGCTTGAGGATATCCTGGCAGTCAAGGTAATCGGCCACGAACTCGTCTTCCAGGGTGAAGGCATCCATCCGAGCCTTGTACTCGCGCCGGTACTCGATCGCGGCGTAACTGACGAAGATGAACATGATGATGGCGAAGATGGCAGCAATCACGGTAATCATAAAGATTTGATTTGAGAGTGAATGTATTGGAGATTCTTTGAGCGGTCGATGTAGAACTGGCTGATTGTGTTGAACAGCTCCTCACGGCACTTGCCAGTGTAGAACGTGTGATAAATGAGCTGCTTTGAGCAGTGTGCCAGTTCTGCGAGTTTCTTGACATCCCCCGGCTCGCGGAGGATGTTCCATTCGTCAATGATTTCTTTTTTCAGTTGCATGTAATTCGTCTTTAAAGTCAAGAATATTGTCGTAAGTCACAAAAACGCTGTCGGTGCAATAATAGTCCCGGTAAAGGAAGTCGATGATCTTCATCCGCATCTCATCAGCCTTCCACCAGTTATCGTTTATGATAGAGCGCATGATAAGGCAGCGGGCTTCGGCTTCGGTATCAAATAGCTGATAATACATGACATACTTCTCGGCTTCTTGGCGCATGCCATCCGGCACGAAAGACTTGGCAAGAACTTCCGGCACCTCTGCCGATCGTGTGCGTGCAATGACTCTGTACATTGTGTGTGTGTTTATTGGTGACTTATTTTTTGAGACGAACAGAACGGAAGCGGATGCCTTGGAGCCTGCACTGGCGGCGGCCAATGGCAATGGCATCTTCGTAATTGTCGGCAGCAATGGTGAAAGATTCAAAGAAGCGGCCGTCTTGGCAGTAAACTGTGTAATTTTTCATGGCGTGTGTTTTATTGCGTTTGTTTGATAGATCAAATGTACAACCTATTTCCAATATCTTCCAAATATTTCTACAACTATTTTAAAAATATTTTTCAGATACTCCAAATAAGTGTGCCCCACCATAGACATGGCAGGGCGAACACACACACAAAAGCACTATGTCAGCGGGAAAATAGGCGAATAGATACGGCAGCAACAAGGCACGCCGATAAGATGATCACGGCCACCAGAAGGCCCTTGGAGTTGCGCTTCTTGGCATCAAGCTCCCCGGATGTTCGGTCAAGCTGACGCTTCAGGAGCAGTGCACCGGCATCATCGACCAAGACCCGATACATCGTGTCGGTCTTCATGATGGTCTTCACGATGTCCTGGTACCTGACCTTGCGGATGAAGACAGTATCCTTGATGCGGATTGTATCTACGTAGATATTTTCGTTCACGATGGTGTCGTATCGAATACGCTCAACGCCTGGGAGATACACCGTGTCACTTCTGGGAGGATTCCGGGCAACATAGTCGGCAATGGCCGCGTCAATCCCCTCCTTCTTCTTCAGCGACCGCTTGACCGGGTCGCATGACCATAGGCCTAAAATGGCTATAATGGCGAGATATCGCATCTTATTGCTTGACGCTTCCACCAGTGACGTTGTTGTCCTTGGCGGCGATTAGCCCCAGCGCAGTCAACACGGAGGTGATGCTCATGCCTTGCTCTTCAGTCAGCCATCCAAAATAAGTGGCGGCGGCCAGTAGTGCGACGAGCACCCCGGCGGCAGTTGTTTTCCAATTCTTCATTTGTTTTTTATTTTTTAGTGACGATCTGCTTTGTCCTTTAATTCAAGCCGAATCTCATTCACAAGCTCCATGATCCGGTCGAGCTTGTCGTTCATCTTCTGATCGGTGGTCTCAAGGGACTTGACGCGAATGTCAAGTTCCTTCAGCTTCATCTCCATCCTCATGTAAATGCCGAGGACGGATGCCACCGAACCCACTGCCCATACTATCATCTCAAAGGTCATTATGCTACTTTATTGACTGTTAAAATTACGGATGGGATGGCGGGTCTTGCAGGCGATGAAGCAGCGGCGATGTAGTTAATGAAAACCGATGTGTCAATGGAGTGCCAGCATATTTCAAAGTAGTCTCCGGCAGCAGCATTAACAAAGAAGTTCCACGCCGCAACGTGCTTGCCATTGTTGCCAGTCAGTGTCATCTCTGTGTTCGTGTTCGCTATATTGCTTCCGTTCTTTTGTAGCCATATCTGCACTGTGTCATCACCAGAGTCAGTCTTGTCGAGCTGCGCGGAGAATTGGATATTATACACCCCGGCATTTGCCATCGTGATGCGGGAGTTGCTCACGATGCTGACCCCATTGCTGAAGTCAGTAGTGTTGTAGGTCATCTTATTCGCCACCGATGCCCCGCCGTTGGCTTGATCTACGGTGGAATAGAACAACCCATAATATTCCTGCGGGCCTACTTGTACCCCGATTGAAGTGCCAGTCACCGTTACGTTTACGTCACTCATAGTGTTATATCTTCAGTTACGATAAATGCACCCCTCACATAAGTCACCACCACACCACTGGCAAAGGTTGCCTGGAGGTCGTACTGATACCCGCAGCCATCCAGAGCCACGACCTTGCTGACCGTCACCACGTTGTTATTCGTACCGCCGACCGTCAAGCCATCACCTTCGCTGAATGTCATCTTTAAGTCACCATCTGGATGCGTCCTGACCTGCATGAGCATCGTGGCCGTTGACAAGTTGATGGGCACATTGCTGCCGTCAGTGATGGTGAAAGTGAGCTGCAATGTATCATTGCGATAGGCTCTTATGGTGTAGTTGCCGGGTGTCATAGTTCTTTCATCTTTATCTCAATGTCGTGTGGCGCTTTCTGGTTGCCTCCGAAATATGGCTGGAGCAGATAGCCCCACCCTTGTCTGAACACCGGCACCGTGCAGGCCATCCCTCTGCCATAGACTTGCAGGGTGTGATTGCTTAACCCGGGAGTCAGCACAAAGATATGCTCTCTGCCGATGGGCACCTGACCCATCATCTTCCAACCACGATCCCGATGCGCGTACCAGTAGGCAAAGATGTCCACGTGATCATTGCTTGTGTACCTCCACCCGAACCGAACGGAGTTGAGTCGGTGGTGTGGGAAGTAGCCGATGCCGAACAGCTTGTTGATATCGCTCTGGTCTTGCCCGATCCGATACCGGCACGATGGCGTGAACTCCACAGCGTAACGCAATATCCTCGACTGCCCGATCAGTTCAGGCAATCGAAGAGGAGCATGCGTGCCGGCTTTTATGATCATTGCTTCGGTGCTGTGCCTGCTGCTGCCTGACGAGCTGCTTGCGTTGCGACCCTCTGCTCCCTCTGCTTTACGTTCAGTTCACGCATAACAAGCACCACGGCTCTGTCATCATGGTTCGGCTTGGATGCATAGTCTTGATACTTAGCCCCCGTCAGTTCAACGTTGCCGCTCGTCACCACCGCTCCCGTGCTATCGGATAGCGTGTAGTAGAACCTTGCAGTCGTCTCCAAGTCATCCCACACGCATACCACATCAATGTCATCTGCATCGTATGTCACGCCATTGACCCACACCTTGACCTTGTCGATGGGTCGCTTGTGTGACTTCGTGCTGTCGGTCTGGGCAGATGCGTTCAGGGAGATGGCGAATAGCGCCAATGCGATCAGTTGTTTCATTTTTTATCCGTTTGATTTTGTTGATTGACTTGTTGTACAATTTTGATGCGAATGACCTCCGATGTCTTGGCGGGTAGTTCCCCCAGCGCATCATATACGACCTGGAGTTCCTGCGCTGTCAGTTCTAACTTGTACGACTTCGGTGTCGGTTCAAATGCCATCAAGGCCATTGCTGCGATGAGTGTGAGTGCTTTTTTCATGCTACAAATTTAGTCATTTGTTGTCTTGGCGTGCAGATAATACACGACACCATCGACCTCAATCTGAATCGTTCTATTAGGTGATGTGGGAGATACCGTTGCCGCACTTCCGAACTTCCATTTGCGTGCCGTGCCGCCGGCTGGAGCGGATGTGAACAGACCCGCATCTTTCGTAACTCGGAAGATGTTTGTGCCGTCACTTATGTGGAGATAATTTGCCGTTGCACCGGACGCTGTATTTGTCACATTAAATTCAAGCAATGAAGGATTTCCCGTTGTGTTCCATGTAGTCGTTGCAGATATCAAAGATTGCGCTGACGCTCCCGTGAGAGATTGGTTGATGCTGATGGCCGGAATGTTCGTAGTGCTGTCAGTCGATAATTGCGCACCCGTTCCGATCGTGTTAATCGTTCCCCTTGTGACTTGTCCGGTGTTATACATCGACCCGTTGATCTGAAGGTTATACGCACCCTGGTCGCTCAAGGTGTTTATCAAAAGTTCCCCATTGGTGTTAAGTGTTGCCCTTGTGGCGTTATTTGTTGCGAACTGCAATGGGTAATTAGCACCTGAACCTATTACGGCTGCGTATGCCGATGACCCGGTAAAGATTGCACCGCCTGCGCTGCCCTCAACACCGGTGTAAAGGATGCCATTTGAGTTAAATATCTGCCCCGCTACTTCGCTCGTTCCGCTTCGTGAGATGCCAATCCCGAAGGTGGTGTTGGATGCGATGTCAAGCTTGCCCGTGCCGACACGTGCGTTTCCGACTACTTGGAGTTTATAGTCTCCGGCATCGGTGGTGGTGTTGATATAAGTCTCCCCTGAAGATGTATTAAAATAGGCTGAAGTCGTAGAACGGATATCACCGGTAACATCAAGTTTGTAGGATGGGGATGTTGTGCCGATGCCTAAATTCCCAGACGAATCTATGCGCATTCTTTCAGTATGGCCTCCGTAATCTGAATTTACACGCCCAAAAGCAAGTGCATATCTATCGTTTTGAATATATGCACCGGTAAGGTCGTTCAAATTATTAAATGTCAATGTTGATCTGTGCCCGGATTCCAAGCCTCTGATAGTAATGCCTCTGTAATTAGTCCCACCTACCGTCAATGCGTCTGTTAACACAGTTGAAACTCTAATTCCAACTGTCCCGCTACTCGCCGCCAGCACTGCGCCGGTGGTGTTGTATATCGACCCCGCGACCTGAAGGGCATAGGCTCCGGCGTCGGAAGTGGTGCCGATGAGAACTTCCTGTGCCGTGTTAATTCTTAATGCTTCAGTATTATTAGTATGAAAAATCAAAGGAGTAGATGTATATGCATTTATATTGAATGATGCACCTAATAAACCTGTATAAATTGATCCAGTCCTTGAATTATTTACAAGAAAATCAAAAATACCCCCATTGGTTGCATTATTTATTGCAAACGTTGTATATGATCCATAAGCAGTACCGGATGTAGTATTTAACCATAAATTACCACCGTCCGTTATTCTCAACTTTTCACTATTGGCTCTAACAAAAAATGCCAAATAAGGATTGTTTGAATTATAGCTCGCTCCTATTTCACCCCATATAGTACCGCCACCATCGAAACCAATTTTAGTAGCAGATGCTGCATTGGTAGAAGGATTTTTTGCAACTATTGGAGTAACAAAACCTGCCGTAGATGCGCCATCAACTTGTAATGTATATCCCGGACTCGCAGTCCCTATCCCCACATTCCCTGCTGAAGATATCACCATTCTTGATGCACCCGCACTTGCATCGAAAAAATCAAAATAAGTTTGTGAGGCAGGAATGCCTATGTAATAATCACGCTGATTACTTTGCCCTATCTGTATTTGAGATGCAGTACCATCTGCTGTTTGTACGTGTAATTTTCTACCCGCAGTTGTAGTCCCAATCCCCACATTCCCGCTCGTTGTCGCAAAATTCGCACCCAATGTACTGCGCAATGTCCCCGCAATGTCGGTCTTGTACCCCGCGTCAGTGGCAGTGCCGATGCCGATGTTGCCGTTGGAGAAGATGCGCATTCGCTCCGCTGAATTTGTGTGAAATATAATCGGATATGCACCTGAATGGTATATGTTCGCAGAATATGCTGCACCCGTAGAAAGTGCAGACCCCGCTGAATTTTCCAAACCCATGTAAAGTGTACCGCCTGAATTTTGAGCACGATACAAACTAAAACTTGTTCCCGTACTTGACGATAACCTCATTTGTGGAGATGCTGATAATACATCTATATCAAAACTTGGTATGCCGCTAATTCCAAGTCTGTTATTTGTTGCATCCCATTGGAAAGCAGTTTCACCCGTTATACTTCTTGTTCCGTCAAAAAATGCAACTTGTCCCGCAGTACCGCTGCCCGTTATCCCCGCTACCGCCACACTGTCTATTCCCTTCTGCCGCCATGCACGGGTCGATATGTTTAACGTATCAACAAGCAGCGTCCCCGTGGTCGTGATTGTGCCACCAGATAGACCGAAACCCGTTGCGACCGATGTGACCGTACCGCTTCCCTTGGTTGCGATGATTGCGCCAAGACTATCATCCCCCTTCTGCCTCCACGCTCTTGTCGATAGGGTGGTTGTATCCACCAATCCCGTCACCGATGTAGATGCAGATAACGTGCCGTTCGATGATGCCACCACCACCCTATCGCCCGTGCCTGCAAGGTTGTGCAATCGCCATACACCTGCCGATGAGATGCTGCCCCTGGTTGCGCTGTTCGTGTTGAATGATATCGACCCTGCGGCTGTGTTGGCAAGTTCCATATCGCTGCCCGTATGCCACAAATAACCCCGTGCGCTATCGTTGCGCTTGAAGCCAAGAATGCCGCCTGCCGTTCCGTTCAGTTCAACGTTGGCGGTGTTGGTCGATGTGTATGCGAATGTCGATGAACCGATGCCCAATCGGTTGCCGAGCGTGAAGAGTGCGGAGGTGTCAAGCGTGGTTGATGCGGAGAACTGCGGAAGATATCCGGTTATGCCGCTTCCGGTGATATACGAACCCGAACTTCCGGCCATGTCCGACCATTGAACACGAACCGAGTCCCAATATAGAAACTTGTTCTTCTGCACCGAGAATATCAGCAAGCCATTGCGCTTGCCGCTGCTGAAGGTAGCAGTATCTCCCACAATCGGTGGCATAAAGCCCTTTGTTGCTCCGTACCTTGGGCCGATGGAAAAGTATGCAGCGGTGTCCGTGACCGTGCCTCTGCCCACTGACATTTGGTTGCGGAAAACGTAATCCGGCACGGGGTTGACTTGCTGCGCTGATGCTTGAAGTGTTGCAAAAAATGCAACAAGTGTGAGTAGTCGTTTCATATTCATTTTGATATCACGTTTATGATCTCTCCTGCCAAAAGTGGCAGCTCAAAGTATATCTTCTGCCCGAACTCATAGACTACACATTCATTCGCTGGAACGTTGCCAATCACCGGCACGCCGTTGATGTTGGCAGTCCCTGCCACACTCTCGCTGAACGAGGTGATGTAAAGTGCTTCGGTCAGGTAGGTTTGAATGTCGGAAGGCATGATGGATAATGCCGTGAAGTTGTACGATGCGGCCACTGCCGGAAGTGAAGGTTGTGCCGTTGTGCTTTCCTGCTCCAGGACGATGTAATTCACCCCGGTGATAGTGACATAGTAGCCGTTCTTCCACTTCTCTTTCCCGACCAGGTTGGTCAAGGTCGTGGTCAAGTCATCGACCACCACCTCAAGCTCGTTCGTGCTTTGTGCCGTGGCCGTGACTGACACACCCCATGTCTGCGCATTTACAGCCGCAACAAGGCCGTTGCGCACATCGGTGGCAGTATTACCCGCCTGCGCCGTATAAACGGCCAGAATCGCCCCAAAATAGAGCGTGTACGTCCATCCTGCGGTTGGAGATGGGCCGACCCTGAACACATAAGTGCGGTCAGTCGATCCGATGACCTCTGATATCTCGATGAGATAGGTGCCGGGAGGTCGGGTCTGGGGCCTTACGCCGTACCACTGATAGGCCTTGATGCTTTGCGAATTGGTGCCGGTGTTAAAGGCAGTGGAGTGCTTTACGCCGATGCCGTTCCGATCCACCACCATGACATCAGCGGCCACGATGCCACTGGTGTCAACGTAGCTGCCGGCGGCAGGAACTATGTATGTTTTAACACTGACCATTAAGCCACATAGATTACAAGGATATATTCATCGACCCCAAGAGCCATGCCGAACTGAAGCGACCCTGCTCCGGAGTTGAACTTGACCTGGCTGCCGGTGGGAGTGCCTGCCGTGATGACTTGAAGGCCTATGCCGTTCCGTCTGATGTCAAGCACATCCACCCCGATGAGGACTGCATTTGATATGACCGTCTCTCCACCCGTTGCCGTGTAGTCGTAAGAGTCCACATCAGTCAGCGCATCATTGATCGGTGTCTGGTTAAATTCAGGATCGCCCGACATCGTCAGCGTGAAGGAGTACGTGGCGAACTGACCCACCGTGCCCGATAATGTCACCTCGTCGATGAGACATGGCACATCGTAGGTCTTCTGGTTGCTCTGCGGATCGGTGAGCGTGTATCTTGTCAGGACAATGATGTGATCCGTCTGGAAGTTTAGGAGGTCGAAGATGGAGTATTTGCCGACCCCTGCATCTATCTTCACGATGCCATTGCCGGTGATCGTGCCAGAGGTGCGCCCATAGATGTATGACCGCCACTTCCCGGTTGTATATGGTGCCAGCTCTATCTTGTCAGTTGTCTGGGTGATGGTGACATCTTTGGCGCAAGCAAAGGGATAATAGGATGTCCCAAGCTTTGCGTAAAAGACCACATTTTCACCCTTTACCGGATCGGCCATAGTTATTCGTAGTAATAGTCAAAGGTATGCACATCTGTCGCACCTGGTTCATTGTCGGCAATGGTGGTGTCAAGAATCTCGATGAGCGTCGCTGACCATGTGCATGACATGAAATCAATCTCTTTCAGGTTCGTGATTGCGAATATTTTTGTCGGTGCATCATCCACAAATTTTATGGTGTTAATTATGCCGATGGGGAAAGTCACATCGCTTTGATCTTTCCACTTCAAACCGAACAAGTTGACATCGAGCTTCGTCTTGTATCCTCGGTTCATGTACCACTTGGCCAGTGCGTGCTGGCGCTTGAAGGTCAGCCGCTCATCGGTGGTCACATCGCCGTTGAAGTCAGTTCGGCGAAACCATTGATCCCCGGTGAGTGTCACACCATCCGTCTGCAATATTGCTCCGCGGTAGTTTTGGCTTTGTGAATCATCGAGGAAGACCGTCTCATCTTCAGTCTTGACCACATCGCGCTCGATCGTGTATTTGTCGTAATCACCTTTCACCACACGATTGCGCTGAAGGCTGATCGTGTTCACAATCTCCACGGTCAGATCACTAAATTGACACTCTTGCGCCGTTGGCACCGGTGCCGGGACATAGGCATTGAGTTGCAGGCCGTTTGTGAGATAGACTTCGATCCATCCGTCAATCGGCATCTGCTCGGTCTCGAACTCTATCGTGTCCCAGTCCTTTGAACTTTTGCCTGATGGGAAATTTGTATAGATGCCCTGCGATACGCCTGACGGATTGTATGTCTGCCATGTATCATCGCTGAATCGGTGAAAGTATGTTGTGGTGCCGTTGGTCAGCAATATCTTGCCGATCTCAAGCAAATTGCTATTAGGTGAAAATTCGGTAGATGTGCGGAAGTTCACGCTGAACTTCATGACATCCTGGAACTTTACAAAGAAGCGGCAAGAGTAAGCCTCTGTGTTCAGCGCAGCAGTTACCCCCGGAGGCACGGTCACATTGCTACCGCCGATGTACATGTAATCGTTGCGGAGGCCATTGACTGAGTACTCCTGCCGTCTGCCAAGCGGTGCGGTATTGGTTGTTGCGCCTCGCGTGCCGTATTGGTACGCCACCCATGAGTCCACCGTGTACTCATCGAAGTTTATGTTGATCGTGTTGCCTGCCCCGTCCTGCTCGGTCTTTGTGCCACTCTGCACATACTCGCCGTATTGAAAAGACTGGTTGCAGATGAGTTGATTGTGTGGAGTCCAGTCGTAGTTTATCTGTGTCGATTTGCTCGGCTTGATCACGGTCTTCAGCATCTCCGGCACGATCGGCTTGACATCTTCCTGAACACCTACCTCGATGTCATATCGCTTGTTAACTGCTGCCCGGTTGCCGACCGTTGGCCGGTTCGTGTTGAAGCCGACAATATTGCCCGTGCGGAAGAGTTCAGGTATCCGCAGAATGACCCACAAAGAATTCCATTGGAATAATGTTTGAGACCACGCTCGATTGATCTTTTCAAGCACCGTGTACCCATTGTCAAACTCCCCAGGTGCCTGCTCAAAAGTCCTCGCATCAATTAAGCACTGATCAATGCCCGTCTGGTTCGATGCCGATGACATCGAGGTGTGAAATAGGTTGGAATAGATACGTGTGTAAAAGAAGTTGCCGATGACATCATCCGCAGCATACTGGATATAATTGAACGGCGTATAGGTGCCAATCAGTGCCGCTCCGGTGCCATCGTTCAGTTGTTTGTTCTGAAGTCTTCCGAAGCCTTCATCTGCACGGAGCGTGAGGATGTGGTTCGTGCTGATCCAAGTCTCTTCAATGTCCTCCTGCGAGAGGATGCCTTGCCAATAACTGCCGAAGTCACCAAAGTCAAATCTGACGGTGATGTCGGTGTCATTATCGGTGAGAAAGTCCTCCAGCGATACACCGCCGGCAGATGCGAGCACCTGAATGGTGGCTTGTTGTGGTCGGATGGGCTTGAAGAGATCGAAGTCTTGGTTGAACTCCCCAAGTATGAACGGCTGCGGCCCTCCGTATAATCGGATTGGTGCATCGTTGTAATCCTCGAAAATAAAGTTGACCGTGCAAAGGTCACCCTGCACGTTCTCGAACTCAAGAAAGAACTTGACTGCTGCCATTATCCTACCCGATTTATGCGTGCGTTGCTTGAGTTCAGCACTCCGACAAGATCAGTGCCGCGCTGCGTGAAGACCACCTGGCCGGCAAGTTGCAGACCGCCACCAAAGCTGCCCACGCCGCCGAATGTTGGAGCTGCTGCACGGCCAATATTTAGACCGCCGCCGCCAGCACCTCCGAAGCCTGACACCAGCTTGAAGTTGGCCGCGAATGGTGTGCCGGTGACAGCAGATATGATAGCCGCTAAAGCAGCTGCCTTGATGGTTGTCTTTATCAAGTCGGTTATCAATCTTTTGAATGCCTGGCCAAGTGACTGAATGACATTCTGCCCACTTTCAAGCGATGCAAATACACTGTCAATGGCTGGGCCTAAAGTAGCGTTAAACCCGTTTGTTATTGATGATACAGTTTTATTAAACTCATCTTTAATTTTTGTGGCTTGGTCGATTGCTTTCTGAACGCTCTCAGAAGGTATAATTGTAAAGTCTCTTCCTATTTTACCGCTTAATGTCTTAAGCGACTCTTGAAATGTTTTAAGCGGAGTCTGCAGGCTGTCAAGTATGCCCTTAGACAATGCCGGGAAAGTCTTGTCGGTCTCGACAGTCTGAAGTTTACCGGCTTGTTCAAGAAGCAGCTTTAGATTCTGTGCCCTTGCTGCATTCTCTTTTGTGATGGCTTCTGTCTTCTTCCTAACAGCATCAGCCTCTTTTTTGTCTTGCTCCGCTTTTAGCCTCGCCGCCTCTGCTGCTGCTTGCTGTGGTGCAACAATTTTATTATACCGGTCAATACTTGTATTGATGCCGCTGTTTAAGTCCTTGAGCCTTGTGACAAGCTCTTGAACGACCTTATTCTGTTCTATGTAGGCATTGGTGGCCTCAACAGCAGCCGAACCCACTTTAGCTTGTTGTGCTGCTTGTGCAAGTCCTGGCAGCGCTTGTGACTGCTTATTCTGCGCTGCTGCTGCAGCTCCAAGTTTTGGTATGAGCTTATCAAGTACACGCTGCTGCTTGTCAAGCTCAACGGTGGTGGCCCCTATCTCTGACTCAAAGGCCTTTGTGATGGCGCTCTGAATGGTGGCCTTTGTATATGCCTCTACAGATGTGGTGAGCTTATCAAGTTTGCCCTTCTCCAGGTCGATATCACCAAAATAGGTCTTATTGATGGTCTGAAGCTCTTTCAGAGCTGTGTTCCGCTCATTGTATGTTTTGGTCTGATCTAAGACTATCTTAGCCAGTGCCTGAACCTTTGCAGCCTCCCCAGCAGTGCTGCCGGCTGCTGCTCCTTGTATCTCTTCAGTAGTCCTTAACTGCTGATTAAACTTCTCGTAGCTTTTTGCCGCATCTTGTGTCTGCTTTACTAAAGCATCCTGACGGCCAAAGATGGCATTGATGGCATTCCCTAAAGTTCCGTACTTCTGAACTGCAAATGTTATGGCAGAGCTTACGGCCGAAAAAGCCAATGCAATACCAGCGGGGCCGGCAAGAGCACTGCCTAAAGCCTTAAGTGTTGGGCCTAACTTGCCCTTTGCAGAGGCATCAAGTTGACCGATACTTTGGATTAATGGGTCAAGGTTGTTGGCAATAGCGATGAAGCCGAAAGGAAGGTCAGAAGCAACACGACCCAAATTGCCTAAAGCAATTTTTGCTTTGTCAGTTGTGTTACCCGACTTTGTTACTTTTTTCTCAAAGTCAACAACCGCCTCACCGGCATCTTTAAGACCCTTCTCAAGGCTGCGCGTGTCTGCGCCTATATTTATCTGAAGTTGATTGTCAGCCACCTTGCTCGTCCTTTGCACGCAATTTACGAAACATCTCGGCGATGTCGGCCTCTGTCACCCCGGCATCCGCATCTCCCGGCAGTTTCCAGAGCTCTTCTGGAGTGCCAGGCACCTTCTTCGGATCGCCCCACATCTTCGCCATCATGAACATGATGAGCCGCGTGTTGCGGTAGTCGTGAATGAGTCGCTCTTGGTACCCTTCGATG